GCGCCCTCCAGAGGTGAGGCGGGCCGGGGCTTGCGCCCCGTCCCGCCGGGGAGATCAGCTACTTCTTGGGGCCCGCCGATGGCGGCAGACCCTGATCGGGACGCGCAGGCGCCGGAGGCAGGCCCTGATCAGGGCGACCCGGCGACGGAGGCAGGCCCTGATCGGGATGCCCGGGCACAGGCGGGAGGCCCTGATCAGGATATTCGGGTGCACCGCCCCAGATACCCGGAGGCACGCCGGGCAGCGTGTTATCGGGCGCACCGGGGCAACCGGGCCAGCTACCGATGGGCAGCGAAGGCAGGCTGTTGTCGATGCCGGGGATATCACCCGGCAGCGTCTGATCAGGCTCCCCCGGCACACCGACGTCGGGCGCACCCGGCAGACCGTTGTCGACGCCTTCGTCACCGACCTCGATGATGATCAGTTCGCGGTAAATATGCTCATAGGCCACGGCGGGCGGAACGCCCTTGGGCTGCTGGAGCTTGACCCGACGAACCGACGAACCAAGCGGAACACGGACTGCCATGACGTTCTCTCCTTGTGTGAGGCGCTGTTGGGTTGCCGTCGCCTGCCCGCGCCGACGCAGGGTCTGGACCCGGTCGTAGTACCACCCTCGTCACGCTGCCTCCAGCGCCGCGACCCTTGCGCGCAGCGACTGAATTTCTTTCAGGGCGAGCATCAGCAACCGCGCCGGGTCATAGTGCCATGTGTCGAGGTTTTCATCAGCGGGCGTGACCGCCTCGGGGTAGACCTCGTAAAGCTCCTGCGCGATGATGCCGTAGCTCTGGTGGAGGCCGGTCTCCTTCCAGTCGAACTGGACGATGTCGATGGCGTCGATCAACGCGCCGCTGTCGTTGGCGGGCTGGATGTTAGTCTTGAGCCGGAGATCGGAGGACGGGTTGTACGCAGGGGCATAGAGCGCCTGCCCAAAGTTGTGTCCTCCGCCATTCTCGCTCTGGTAATTTATATTACCTCCAGCACCACTTCCCGCAAACCCGATGTAACCTACACGCGCTCCAGTCCCAATGAAAAAGCTCACATAACCTGAGTTGGTACCATCCCCGGTTGAGTTAAGTGATGAGCCGCCACAGCCAGACGGCTGAACTGCTATATTAGCATTAGGGCGGTTAGCCAATAAATTACCAGTACTTTGAACCTGAACAACAGGCTGATTACCTGTGTAAAAATTCAAATTCGAGTTGGCACCATCGAACTGTATTCCGCAACGAACAGTTCCGTACCAAGAACCTGCTGCATCATAGCCGCAGTAAAGGAACTGACCGTGGTGTAGAAGGAGGCCACCATTGACATCGAGCAGGTCATGCGGTGTACCATTGTTGAGCCCTACAAAGCCATTTGCATTAATGCGGAACCGCTCACTAAACGCAATGGTGGCATTGGCTGTGTTTGATGCAGCCGTATTGTAGATGACATAAGTACCCAGCGTCGGATTAAAGCCTATCGTGGTGCTGTAGCCATTCTCAGCAGCTTTCCAGTTCGTCCCGTCGTTGTAAGCGTTGTAGCTGAACGACCCTCCAAACATCATACTGATGTCGCCACTAACCTGCAGCATGGAGTTGGATAATACAGGGTTGATATTTATTCCAATCTGACCAGTGGTTAAAATGCGCATCCGCTCTGCGCCGCTGGTCCCAAAAGCTATCGGAAGATAGCCACCAGTTCCTGCTATATCCGCAACAAAATTGAACAGAGTATCACTGGCGATGATATTCAGCAGCCCCGAATTATTCGGATCAGCCTTATTGTAAAGCTGGAGTGCGGTTACTAGGCTCGTCCCATTCGGGAGTATGTCAACTGCCGTAGCGCCGTTGGCTGTACTGCTCTGCAACGACAACCGCCCCGCCGCCGGGCCGCTGAAATCACCCGTGATGCGCAGACCTGACCCGGAAAAGTTCAGGTTGCCCGTCATCGTGTCGCCGGTCTTCAGGACGAAGCCCGAGCCGACCGCCGCCTTCAGCGCGGCGCCCACCGTCCCCGCCGGGTAGGTGTTCGCCGCGTTGTAGCCCATCAGGCCCGCACCCGCCGCCTGCGCGACGTTGTACATATACTGCGAGAGGTTGAAGGGCTTCATGACCGGACCTCCCGCCTGAGCGCCGCCAGTTCGGCACGGAGGGCGACCACCTCCTTGGCCAGTTCGACGACGGCCATCATCGCCGCGCCGCCGTAGTTGACCGAGAGCATGCCTTCGTCGTTCGCGTAGACCGCCTCGGGCAGCACCGCCTGCAGCGACTGCGCGCCGACCCCGCACTGAGTGGGCTCGTGGTCCAGATCGGTGCGCTCGTAGATGCCGCTGCGGACCCCGGCCAGCTTGGTCACGAAGTCGTCCACGGGCGCGCGCCAGTTGATCTTCAGTCGCTCATCCGAGAACGCGGCGATGTTGCCGCTTACAGTCAGGCCGCCGCCGGGCATGTTGTAATTGGTGCCATCCCAGTAGAGATAGTGGCTACCGGCAGTTCCGAAGAAGATGACACCTGTGTCGTTGCCCCGGTCACAGGCGATGTCGCCGTTGTTGCGTAGGGCGATATTACCTCCGCCGCCGTTGACGGTGAGGTTGGTAATGACTGGCTGGTTCATGCGGATGCCGCCAGTGTGCTGACACCCGATGTAAGCTATGCCTTGCGTCTCGTTAGTAATCCATATGCAAGCATCATCCTTGGCGATGAGCCTGAAATCATGGCCGACATTGTTGTTGACGCAGCGGATGCCCGCGCTCACGCCCGTGTTACTGACGCTAAATAGCTGCGAGTAACATATGCCTCCTACGGATAGCGGAGCACCGTTCAGGATATACGTGCCGCCGTCGTAGTAGAGATAGCGGGAAGCCGCGCCGAAAGCGAACACACCCGTGCCGTTGCCCCGGTCCGCCGTCACGTCGCCATTGGTCGCGAGCGTGATCTGGCCGCCGCCGCCATTGACAATGAGGTTGCTGCCGCAGGTCAAACCCCCGGTGAAGGTCTGCCCGTTGGCCGAAGACAACGCGCCCGAAGCGAGGTTGATGGTGAACGGGCGCAGGTTGTTCCAGCCCCCGTTCGGCGCACCAGCAGTAGGATCACTGAGCAGGATGTAGTAGTTGGACCCGTCAACGCGGTGGATCGCCGAAACGGCGCTAGTCACCCCGTTCTTGAGCAGCAGCTGGTTGCCGTTGGGGGCTGAGATGGATGCGATCCCGTTGACGTGAAACTCAGTGCTGGGGATGACCCCGATGCCAACTCCACCGCCGCCCGGCTGAAGCAGCATTGGGTAAACAGCAGTGCTACCGTCGAACCGCTGCACCTGCATGGCCACCGCGCCGTCACTTCTGACACGCGCGCAAAGACCGTAGGAATTATCAGCGTTACGGGAGAGGAGGAGGGTCGCCCCGGCAACGCTACCGAGCACCGTGCTCGATCCGTCGCCCAGCATGACATGACATCCGGCTCGTGGCGACCAATAGCCGATGCCCCAGACGTTGCCAGAGGAGATCACGCCCCAGTTATTCCCGCCCGCACCGAGGTAGAGGTGACCGGTCTGCGTGCGGAAATAGCCGTTGGACCCGTCGTGCTGCCAGAGCGCGTTGCCGTTGCCGACACTCATCTGCGCCCCGACAACGGAGAAGTTCAGGTTGAGATCGAACGAACCGGCCTGCCGCAGACCACTCGCCGCGCCCGCCGCAACGCCAGCTGGACAGGTCCAGAAGCCTATCGCCCCCGTGCTGTGCGTGAACCCCACCGCCCCGGCAAAGCCCGCGAGGTTTGTCCGCAATGTCGTGCCGTCGTAGTAGCCGTTGAAGTGCAGGCCGCCGTCGCCGCCAGCCGGGGGCGCGAACAGGGACAAGTCTCCGCCGACCTGCAGCGCCGGTCCCGCCTTCACCGGATAGGACAGCCTGATCCCCGCCTGCCCGCCGACGTTCAGCGCGTGGACGGTGTCATCCCAGTTGAGATTGGCGTTGTCTTCGGCGAGGTTGCCACCGGACCCGGCGAACGGGATCGAGGCCGGAGTGAACACCGGGTTCACGGGCGAGCCGAGGAAGGCCTCCAGCAGCACCGTGTCGTTCGCCAGCACGGGCGTGTTGAGCACGACGTGGACGCCGTCCGTCGCCGCATACTCGCTGTCGGCCAGCCGCACGCCGTTGACGTAGACGCCGACGAAGCCGACCACATAGGGCTGCGGCGTCTGGAACACGACCTCGCCGCCTGCGGCGGTGAACTCCTTGCGCTGGGCGATGATGTCCCCGATCTGACCCGGATCGCCCTGCGGGCCGACCGGACCAACCGGACCGGGCTTGCCGTCCGGGCCCGGAGCACCGGTCAGGCCGGTCGCCCCCATCGGCCCGGTCGCGCCGGTCGCGCCGTTCACCCCGGCGACGCCCTGCGGCCCTGCCGGGCCCTGCGAACCGGGGATGCCGGGGTTGCCCTGATCGCCTTTGTCGCCCTTGACGCCCTGCGGACCGGGCGCGCCTGCCGCGCCGTTCGGCCCGGCGCCGCCGGTTATGCCCTGCGGCCCCGCTGGCCCGACTGGACCGACCGGGCCGCCTGCGCCGGTCGGGCCCGGGTCGCCTTTCGACCCTATCGGTCCGGTCGCGCCCGGAGGTCCGACAGGTCCGATATCGCCCTGCGGCCCGGACACGCCCTGTGGCCCCGGTGGTCCCGGCGTGAGCACTTCAATCCGCGCCTTCCACGTCCGGCCATTGACCGCGTAGGGCAGGAAGCCCTCCTTGCTGGTCCCTTCATACTCGGGCAGCTTGGTGATCGTCGTCGGGATCAGGTTGGTGGGGACCGACATCTGCTAAAGCTCCAGATACTCGTCGCTGTCCTCGGTGATGACGAACTCCTCGTACTGCTCGTCGATGAAGCCCCGGGGATCGGTCCCGAGCGGCTCGTCGGGCCGCAGGAACGGCAGCGTGATGGTCTCGGTCTTGCGCGCGGGCAGGCGGTACGGGTCCAGCTGGTCGAGGTCGTCGATGCACACGCGCAGGCCCGGCGCGTTCGGGTCTTTCATCAGGTCGTCGAGCGAGAACTTGCGCTTGCAGCGGTCGCAGATGCCAATGCCCAGCGTGCTGCGTCCAGTGGTGTCGAGCCAGAGACCCATCAGGCTGCCCTCCTTGTGACGACTAGGGCGCCGCCCTTGGCGCGCCTGCGAACGACGAGGCCGCCGCGCGCGTAGCCCGCGAAGTTATGACCGAACTGCTCCCAATCATCAGGGCCCAGTTGCGTTGGATCGCGCGGGAAGCCCCGCGCGTTGAAGTCCCATGACTGGAACGGCGTGTCGAGGTCTTTGGCGACGCTCTCGTAGTCCGACTGGGGGATCATCCGCTTGTCGGGCAGCTGCACCATCTGCGCATGCTTGAGGACGTTGTGACCGGCGCCTTCCCACGGCCCCTGCGAGCGCACGAAGTCTTGGATATAGGGCAGGTGCTCGTCCTTCGGCGCGTGGTTGCCGTGACCCATGATCTGGCCGAGGAAGTCCGGCTCGTCGGTGCTGAAGACGTCGGGGTACTTCGCGACGGTGTGCGGATGCTGCTGCTCCAGATAGTCGCGGAAATTGGCCTGCGGCACGTCCTGCTCGCCGTAGTAGTACTGGTTCCACAGGTTGTTGAGTTCGGGATGCTCCTCGGCGCGCGCGGCGAAGCCCGGCCCGGGATTGGTCTCGATGGTGACGTGGGGGTTGCCCTGTGCATCGTGCAGCGAGAAGATGCGGCTTTCCTTGCTGACGACGGGCGCGCAGTAGCCGCCGACGCAGTGATCCATCGCGTCGCCCTCGGCCTTGAGCGACTGCGCCACCGCCGCTTGGCCCTCTTCGGGAGGCATTCCCTCGGGCACGCGGTGCTCGATCCAGTGATAGCCCTTGGGGTTGACCGCGAGGTCCGGGTAATCCCGGACCGTCTGCACCGCCGGACTGGTGCTGAGGACCGCGCGACTGGCCTCGTTCTCGCGCTCCGTGCGCAGGCGCTCGCCTTCGGTCTCGACCCAGTTATGCGCCTCCCCGGCCCGGGCCACCGCCTGTGGCAGCGTCATGCGCTTGAGCCCCTCGGGATCGATGGCGAGGTTGCGCGGCAGGTCCGGGTTGGTCATCGCCGCGTGGATGGCGCCCGCGAACGTGGGCAGGCCGAGCGTCTCCTCGGACCCGGCGTGGAGCAGGTGCAGCGGCTCGGTGACCGGGGGCGAGCGCGGGCCCGAGGACAGCCACGGGGCCTCGGTCGCCATCCGCTCGCGCAGCTGACCTACCGGGTCCAGCGTCTCCAAGGACTGCGTCCCGTACTTGTCGAGGAGCGGCTGCAGCTGGTTCGTGTGCATCGGCACCGTGAGATTGCCCAAGTTCGTGGACGTGAGGCTCTTGTCCACGGCGTTGACCCAGTCGCCATCGCCTCGGAACCCGCGCGGGTAGATATGGCCCCAGTCATTGAGCACGTCGCGCATCGGGTCTTCGGGCGTACCAAGACCCGTCTTCAGGTACTTGGTCGTGGCCTTGTGCCACCAGTCCTGCAACGCCGCCCCCTGCGGGTCGTCGACCCCCATGCGCTGGTTCCAGCCGGGTGCGGACGCTTCCCAACCGGCCCGCGTGACGTGCTCGGGGGACTTGAACAGGTCAGGGTACAGACCTTCGACGCCTTTGATATCGGGCAGCCACTGGCCGCCTTTGGGCTTGACCCCCAGCCCGAGGTCCGGGGGCGGCGCAGGCGGCGGCAGCGCCAGCCGCTTGGGCGGCGCGGGCGGGGCGGGCGGGGCCCGGGGGCGCGGCGTCACGGCATAGCGCGACGCGGGCTGCGCACCGCGATCCACCGCCAAGGTGGGCGCAACAGCAGCCCGGGGCGCGACCGCGAGCGGGCGCGCAACGTCCCGTTCCGCTGTGGCAGCCGCTCCGCGCTCGACGATCTCCGCCGCCCGGCGACGCCCCGCCTCGATGGCGGCGCGCAGGCCTTGGGCGATGAGGCTCACCGCGTGTAGACCCCGATCATCGGCGCCCAGTTGATCGGACTGTTATCGCGCTCCTCGTTCTGCGCGAGCATCAGCGCCTGCGTGCCCTTGGCATCGAGCACGGGTGCCAGCCCGGCGTCGACCTCGGCGACGGCCCCGGCAAGGCGCGCGGCGAGCATGGCCGTGAGCGCGTTGTACCAGCGCTGCGGCACCTCGATCTCCTGCTGGAGCGTGCCGACGTCCATGATGTGCCGGTGGACCGTGAGCACCAGCTGGTTGGCCTCCTGCGCGGCGTCGGGCATGCTCCACAGGTGCATGACCGGCTGGCGCACCTGCCGGTCGAACCAATACTGGTTCGGCCTGCCGGGAAACGTCTTGTTCGGCAGGTTGAGCCAGTCGTCGCGATTGAGCCGCCCCAGCGGAATTTCGGTCGGCGTGTTGGCCAGATGCAGCGTGTCGATGTCCAGCGTGTCGGTGCTGTTGATCGCGCGCACGAGGAAGTAGCGCGAGGCGATGAGGGGTGACAGGTCGAACCACGACCACTGGCCTGCGTCGGGGGAGGGCACAGTTGGAGGGGCCATCATGACCGTGGTCCAGACCAGCCCGTCATCCGAGCGTTCGAGCGCCAACGACACCGCCGGTCCCTGCCACTTGATGCCAACGACCGAGACCGGCATTGTGATCCCGATCCCGTCGGGATCGAAGTCGGTCTCGATCTCGGTGTCGGTGACCGTGGTCGTGCCCGCGTTCTCGATGCACTGCACCTGCCGCAGATTGGCCGACAGGACGTCGACGACCCCGACAGGGAGCACGAGATCGCCGACGCCTTCGTAAAGCGCGTGGACCTGTCTTTCGACGCACCACAGCGGCACGCCGTAATTGGCGAACTCAGACACCAGCAGGTAGAGTTCGTCCTTGGCGATGTCGATCTGCTCGGACGTGATCAGCGCCGAGGGGATGCGGCAGCGCCCGAAGGCGCGGTCGATCAGCCTGCGCGTGTTGAACAGGGTCTGCGATACGGTGCCGGAAAATGCCATGATGGCCTCGCTCGTTGTTCAGCCACAGCAGCACGCCACGAGCAGCACGCATTTCCGCGTCCGTCATAGGGGACGGGACGCCCGCTCGCAAGCAAGCGCCCCTCCCTTCCCCGTCGTCAGAAGCCCGGTCGCTTGACGGCGAGGCCCCCTTTGTTAGGCCCTACAAGGGGCTTGGAGCTATAGGACGGCACGCCCTTCTTGGTGATGCTGCCGCCTTTGGCCTGCATGACGGGACCGGGCGGCTGGCCCATCGGCGGGCCCATCGGCGGCGCGCCCATCGGCGGCTGCATGGGGCCCCCGGCAATAGCGCCCGGGGCGTTGCCTGCCCCAGCCGCAGCCGCAATCGCGGCGAGCTTCTTGACCACCCCTGCGGCTCTGCCGGGGCCTTTCTTGATCGACCCGCCCTTGGCCTTCTTGACGACCCTGCCGCCCTTGGCCTGCGGCTGGACCGGCTGGATCGGCTGCACGGGCCCCGAGGCTGCCGTGCCGGGGGCGCTGCCGACCCCGGTCGCGGGCACGGGCGTGGCTACCGTGGGCTTCTTCTTGAGAAGCAAGCCGAGCAATCCGGGTGCCCGGCCTTGGGCCAGTGCCGCAACCGGCGAGATCACGCCCGCAATATCGCCGAGGACACCACCGAGGCTCATCTTGACCGGGCCGCCCTTGGCCTTCTTGACGACCTTGCCGCCTTTCTTGATCCCCTGCGGCACAGATGCCCCCAAAGGCGGCGTCCCCGTGGCATTGCGCGCCTGATTAAGGGCAATCGCGACCGCCTGCTTGGGGTTGGAGACCTTGGGCCCCTGCTTCGAGCCCGAGTGCAGGTCGCCGCTCTTAAACTCGCCCATGACCTTGCTGATCTTGGCCGCGCCCTTGGGCCCTTTGATCGTGCCGCCGCCGCTGTAATACTGGGTCTTGGTGGTATTCTTGAAACCCTCCATGAGAACCTCCTAAAGCCCGGTGCCCGCCTGAATGACGATAAGGGTCGTGGACCCCGTGCCCGAGGCCTGATTGATGCGGATGGCACGCACGGGCGACGTGTAGCTGCCCTCGGCGTTGGCGGTCTTGGTCGCCATCGCCGCGAGGGGGAACCACGCCGCGTTGGTGGCGAAGCCGAGCGCGAACGGGTCGTCGTAAGTGTGCTCGACGCCGAAGCTGACGGTGCCGATGACCTTGGCTGCCAAGCTCAACTGGAACGGCGCGATCAGGTAGTCGGGCACGACTATCGCCGAGATGCCGGGACCGGTCTGGGTGACGGTGACGGGGTGCATCGCGTGTCCTTTCGCAGGCCGGGGGCCGAAGCCCCCGGCCTTATATCAGTTGCCCGTCTGGACGTAGCGCAGCGTGACGCGAGCCTGCCCGACCGTCGCCGTGCCGGTCACCGTCACGGTGGCGACGACGGCGGTGTTGGCGCCGATGTTGCTCATCGCCAGCAGCTGCGGCGAGGTATAGGCGGCGACGCCGCGCGCCAGCACCTTGACGTTGATGCCGCTGACGTAGTCGCTGGCGCCCGGCGTCATGCCCAGCGTAAGCACCGCCGTGGTGCTGTCGAAGGCCACCAGCGTGTCGATGAGGGCATCGAGTATCTGGCTGTTGGGCGGCAGGTTCATCGTCGCGCTGACGTTATTCGCGCCGTTCTGGTTGAGCAGCACGCTCTGCGCCAGTTCGACGAGCCCGACGTTGGACCCGCCCGGACTGCCTGCCTGCTTGTTCCCCGAGGCGAGGGGCCCGTCGAAGGATGTGCGGGACATGGCTCAGTCTCCTTGGCTCGGGGGCCGCTGACGCGACCCCCTGCTGTCCTCACAGGCCGGGGGTGCCCCAGACGCCACGCGGATCGGTCCAGCCGAACGCATAGCGCTCGGTGGCCTTGTAGCGCATGCTATCGGTCTCGAAGTCGCCCTCCATCGATTTCTCCAGACTGCGCCGCTTGGCCATCTTCAGACCCTCGGGGGCATCGGTCTCGACCCACCATGCCGTGACGCTGGTCAGACGCGACAGGTTGGCCTGTCCACCTTCGAGCATGCCCATGCTCTTCACGGGGTTGATGTCGTTGTTCGACGTCCCCGTGCGCAGCACGGACTTCAGCAGCACCTCGGCTTGGAAGACGTTCGACGGACCGACGACGAGCTTGGTCGGCGTCAGCCTGATCTTCTTGCCGCTGTTATCCACAGCCTGCCGGACTTGGATCAGCATCTGCTCCAGCGAGGTCTGTGACAGCGCCGCAGGCGTGGTCAGCAGGTTGGAGAAGACGCCGCCCGAGATCGGATGCGCTGCCGAGCACAGGGCCACGCCGTCGCCCCCGGCATAGCCTGCCGTGAACGAGCGGTTGAGGATGTTCGCGCCCAAGGTCTCCTTGGTCTCGATCAGGCTCTGCGCCAGATGCCGCGCATAGGTCTGACCGACGCGGATATGGTCACCATCCTCGACCAGCACTTTTGTCAAGGCAAAAGCGAGGCCGTAGACCTTGTAGATGTAGCGCGCGATGAACAGCACGCCACCGGCCTGATAGGTCACGGGCATGCCGTCGGGAAGCTCAGGGGCCGCGCCGAAGCCGAAGAGCACGGGCTCCTCGTGGTAGTTGCGCGGGATGCCGTTGAACTCCTTGAAGACCTGCGCGTACTCGTCGGCGCGCTGGTCGTAGATGCCATCGAACTCCTCGTTCAGGATCGGCTCGACGATGGAGCGGAAGTCTGTTGACCTCATGGGGACAGCCATTGCTCAAGCCTCCTCAGAAAGCCGCGATGTCAGCAACATTCTGATGCTGACTGATCTGCACGCGGGCGATGACGAAGGGGTCGCCATAGGCGTTGTCCGGGCCCGGGGTGATCCCGAGGAAGCGGAACGTCGCGTTGGCGGCGGCGGAGGCCACATCGAGTGCCTGACTGGACAGTCCGGTCACCACCGAGCCCGAGGCCGGGGTGAACATGAACTGCTTGCCGACGTCGATCTGGTTCAGAGGCGCATTGCTCTGCATCTCGTAGACGATGTTCGGGTCCATCGTGAAATAGGCGACGATGTCGGTGCCCGGGGTGTTGCCCGTCCACTTGTTGGAGACGCGGCGCCTCCCGTCGGTGTCGGTCCATTCGACACCCATGAAGGTGCCCATGATGCGGTCGCCCACAGCCGCCGCCGCGAGCGTGCCTTCGCCGGTCGCGGCGGGGACGATCTTGACGGGCTGGTACTGCAGGAGGTTCGACGCATAGCCCGTCAGGATCGTGCTCGCCTCGGGACGCAGGGTGCCCGAGGGGTGATAGGACGGGCGGAGGCCGAACGGAGCAGCTGTCTGAGACATATCCGTTTCCTTCCGTGGAAGGTTGCAGGGTATCCCTGCCCGGCTATGGCCTCATTCGAAGCGTGTCGGCGCAGGGGGCGCTTGACGCAGTTCCTGATACCCTTCGTCCTCGATCAGCGGCACGCCTGCCCGCGCGGCCTGTTCACGCAGCTGGTCGGCGGCGTTGTTCAGGCGCTCCTCCTCGCGATTGGGACCGTCGTAGTGGGCCTCCTGCATGAACGCCTGATAGAGGCGCTCCGGCAGCTTGAAGGCCACCATCTCGTTGACCCCGATCATGCCGACGTACTCGCCGGTCTTGATCGTGGACAATTCCAGCCCCGGCACCTCGTCGGGACGCACGGGCTCGTAACCGAGTTGCATGCGCCGCGTGATGGTGTCTCGCGGGTTCGTCGTGGTCAGCCAGCACACATGATATCCGGGGATGGCCGGGAGATCGTGCAATGCGTTGTTGAACATCTGGTTGCGGAACATATCGAGCCGATCTTCGTCGGTCACGTCGCGGTCCTCGGTTGCTGGCCGATCTTCCGCTGCGCGCGACGCGCGGGCTACACCCAGTTCCTTCTTGAAGCGTCCGTCCTCGTTCCTGTCCGTCATGGGAGGGCTCCTTTCAGCGCTCCGGTGCCTGACGGTCATAGTCTGCGTACGCCTTCAGCATCCGGTTTCTCTTCTTGGGATCATCCCAGACGCCAGCCTCGATCATAGCGGCCTTGCGCTCGGGTGTCACATAAATTTCACGGCGCGTGCTGGCGGGGGCGTGCTCGCGCCTGCCGCCCTGCGGCGGCGCCTGCCGCAGCGGCGGATCGTCGTTGTCGCCGCTGCCGTTGGTCGCCGCCGGGTTGAAATGCACGCTCGCTCTGCGTGTCAGTTCCTGCCAGTAGCCGCGCGAGGCCGGGTCGTGGCCCTGCTGCTGCATCTGTGCGTCGATGGCGCGGATCGCCGCACTGTCGGGGTCGGTGCCGCTGTTGTCGAACCACGGGTTGGCCGAGAGCCATTCGGCGCGGTGCTGGTCGACGACGGGATTGGGCGCGGCCTGCTGGGCCTGTGCTTTCTGCGCCTGCATCTGGTCGTACTGGGTGCGCAGGCCGTTGGCCCGGTTTATCGCCGCGTCACGGATGCGCAAGGCGGCGGTGTGATCCTCGCCGTTCTGCGCTTCCATCGCCTTGGCCATGATCGCCTCGGCCTGCTGCGCCTCCTGCACGGTCGCGTGGTACTGCTGGACGATCTGCTGTTCGAGCGACTGGACGCTGAAGCCCTCCTGCGCGCTCAGGCGCTGCGACAGGTGGCCGACCTGCTGGCGCAGCGTCTGCAGTTCGTACTCGGTGGCTTCCCGGGCGCGTCGCTGCCGCTCGCGGCGCTCCTTGCGGCGCTGGGCGTTCTTGGACGCGGCGATGTCGGCCTCGTGATCGTCGTCCGAGGTCGCGAGGCGGGTGTCCTCGCCATCCTCGTCCTCGTCGTGGTCGTCGTCCTCGCCGGGCGCGGGGGTCGGCGTCGGCGTGGCCTCGGGCGGCTGCTCAAGGATGACGAAGTCTTCTTCTTCGTCCTGCGGTGTCCCCGTCTTCTCGTCCTTGTCCGCCATCTCCGTTCTCCTAGATGTAGGCCTTCACCGTGCGCGGATCGCCCGTGATCTTGCCGACGAGGTCGAGGTCGTTGAACAGGACGAGCAGCGCCTCGTCCTTGCCGTCCTTGGTCTCGACCGACCAGCGGTCGCCGCCATACTTGGGCACGCGGACGAACTCGCCGGGCGCGGCCCACGCGCCCTCGGGCCAGACCTCGCGCGTGGTGCGGTTGCGAAACGCCAGCGCGCCGATGGCCAGCACCTTGGCCACCTGCGTGTTCCAGTGCTCGGTCTCGCGCGTGTCGGACAGCAGATGCACGCCGCCTTTGGTCACTTTCATCGGTGTCCTGATCTGCACGAGCACCCGGGAGCCGAGGGGCTCCAGCTGCGGATCACAGGGCGGGAAGGCCGCGTCGAGGTCGGGGTAGGCGAAGGCGATCTTGTTCGCGAGTTCGTGCAAGGGGGCCTCCTAGTAGCGGCTGCGGCGCTCGTCGTCCTCGCGCTGCATCTCCTCGAACAGCTGCGCGGCGCGCGCCAGCCCCGCGTAGAAGCCGACGGCGCGGCCATAGCCGAACAGGTCGTTGCTGGGCTTGGCCATCGCCTCGTGCGCGACGGTGGTGCACTCCAGCTGCAGCCGGACGGAGAACGGATCGGGCTTCACTTGGGGACTTTCTTGCCCGTGCCGCAGCCGGTGTCGACCTTGACGTCGGCGGCGAGCTTCTTGTGCTGGGGCACGGCGGCGTCCTTCATGCTGACGCTGCCGCTCGGCTTGGCCGACTTCGCGTTGTTATCCGCCATCGGGTGTCTCCTTCGGGGGTGGGGGCTCGACCGGCTTGCCCTCGCTGTCGACGGCCAAGGGCCGCGACGGCGGCGGGCCGAGGATGCGCCTCAGTTCGGGCGGACAGGGGAAGAGCTTGGGCTTCTCCATGTCAGTCCTGCCACGTCAGCGCTTTGACGCACCACATCTGGGCGCTCTGGCACTCGGTGATGGCAACCGAGCAGAGCCGCGCAAGCTCGCCGACGTGGCTCTCGCGCAGCCGCTGCATCTGGTCGATGATGTCGGCGAAGGCCTGCTTGCACTCGGCGACGCGATCATCGCCGCTCGGGTTGAAGGTCAGGCCGACGGCCTTCTGGCCATAGGTCAGGGGCACGTCCATCAGACAAGCTCCCAGTCTTCGCCGAGCACGTCGCTCTGGCTAGCCAGCCACGGCACGACGTCGCCCTGCGCGGTCTTCATCGCGACGTAGGGGCGGTAGGGCACGAGGCCGTCCTTCTCGTCCTCGGCGATCTCGCGCCCGGCGGTGGTGGTCGGCGCGTAGCGCCCCTCGGGGACGAGGTAGATGAACATGCCCTTGCCGTTCCAGCCCGAGCGGGTGAGCCGGTGGCCTGCTTTCAGGCCCTTGATCGCCGATCCGAAGTCCATGCCGGTCATGCCCTAGCTCCTGTTGTGGCGCGTGTAGATGCGGTTGTAGCTGGTGATGCCCGCGACCCGGTCGTCCCGGACCTCCTCGACAATCCGCCGCAGCGCCACCGGCAGCTGGTCGAGGTTGACGATCAGCTGCTCCATCGTGTCCGGCGGGAGTTCGGGCGGGGGTTTGGTCATAGGGTCACTCCGAGGTCACCGAGGTGCCGCAGCACATAGATCACCGCCGCGACGATGACCACGACGGTGATCACGGTCTTCATCGTCTGGTCAATGGGCAGCAGCCGCATCAGATAGAGCGCCGCACCGACGATGATGAGCATGATGATGAGGCCGATCATTCAGACGGTCCTTTCCTTGTCGCGGCGGGCTTTCTGGGTGCGGCCTTGCGCCCCGGGTTGATGCCGGTGCCGGTCGAGAGCGCGACGCGCTCGCCGCTCTCCATCTCCATCTGGGCGATGCCGACGGCGGTCTGGTTGTCGGCCTCGTTCATCGTCAGCTTGGCGTCGGTCTCGGTCTGCGTCCGGCGCTCCTCGCTCTGGCGGTTGGCCGCGTCGCTGGCGGCGGCGACGCCGGTAGCCTGCGTCTGCTGCTCGACCTTGGCCTGATCGGCCTCGGCCTGCTGCTCGGTCTTGGCCTGCTGCTGGGCGGCGGTCTGCGCGTCCTTCTGCGCCTGCGCCTGCTGCTTGAGCGCATCGGCCTGCGCCGCCTGCTGGAGCTTGGCCTGCTCGGTGCTGGCCTTCATCTGGTCGCTCTGGCCCTGCTGCTGGGCCTTCTGGCCCTCGATCTGGACCATCGCCTGCGTCGCCTGCGACTGGGCCGCTGCCGGGTCCATCGGCGGCGGCGGGGTCAGCTGCTGGGCCTGCTGCTGGGCCTGCTGGAGCAGCGGGATCAGCGGCCCGAACAGCTGCTGGGCTTCCTCGCCAACCACGGTCGCGGCCTGCGTCAGCAGGTTGTCGAGCGCCTTGAAGTCCTCGTCGCCCTCGTGCTGCTTGATCGCCTTGTCGATGTCGAGCCCCGTGTAGTGCTCGGCGAGGTCGGTCGTCGTCGCCATGTACCAGAGCACCATGTGCTCCTTCATGTGCTGGACGAACGGCGGGACGAAGGCCTGCGCGAACATCGGGTTCTGCCCGAAGGCGGGGTTCTGGTAGAAGCCGATGTGCGCCTGCATGTGGGCCTTGTGGTTCTGCGCGGGGAAGGCGACGACGGGGCGCCCCAGCGACATCGCGACGTTCTCGGCAATCGGGTTCTGCGCTTCCGGCTCAGGATCAGGGATCAGTAGCTCATCGACATTGGGCACTTTCAGCGTGGTCAGGAAGCGCTCCTCGACCTTGCGCAGGTTGTAGACCTGCGGCATCAGCTGCGAGCGCTGGGTGACGGCCTGCGCCTGCGAGTAGCGCTGGGCCTCGCTGTAGATGTTGGGGTCCGACACCGGCACGACGTCCTGCGGCCCGGTGAAGTCCTTGCGCTTGGCCATGTCCTTGCCGACCTCGCGCTCGATGTCGGCATCTTTCAGGTACATGGCGTTGAAGCGGTGCAGTATCTGGAGCAGGCGGCCCATCGCGTTGTGGGTGCGCAGGTGGATGCTGGAGTAGACCGCCATGCCCTGCTCCATGCGGGCCAGCGTCGTGCCGACGGGCACGTTGGGGTTGCTGTCGGCGTCGTCCTCCAGTGTCGTCCGCACGACGTTCTTGCCCGCATCGACGAGGAAGCCGAGCAGCGAGAACAGCACGGGGCTCGGCTGGTTGTACGGCATCGGCATGAACAGCTTGCGGATGTCGTCGGTCTGCATGCCGCCGTCGATCTCGACGATCTCGCCGACGTCGGGCGAGCGCGTCTGCCCGCCGATCATCGCGCCCTTGAGCTTCAGCCCGGTCGCGGCGTTCTGGATGTGGGCGCTGTCGAGCAGGGCCCGCAGCGCGCCGGTCGCAGCCCCGGAGAGCCCACCGATGATGTGCGGCAGACCGATGGGGTAGGCGCCGCGCCACGGCAGGAAGGGGAACTCGACGACCCAGTCGAGGACTTCGTGGCTGTCGTCCTGCTCGTCCCAGTTGCGGTAGATCGAGAGCACGTCGTGGGTGCTCTTGTCGGTCGTGACGATGTAGGGCATCGGCTCTTCGTCATCGCCGTCGCCGTCCTTGTCGCGGCCCTTGCCGCCGTCCTTGTCCTGCAGGCGCAGGCAGGTGTAGGTCTCGAAGACCGTGCGCAGGCCGTCTTCATTGTATGCAGTTGCCTCGCGGCCCTCGATCTTGTCGCTGGCCTTGCCCGAGGCCGTGGGCTCGGGCTCGACCGACGTCGGCGTGATGTCGACGTCGCGGTACATCTTGGTGCGGACGCGCTCCTCGTACTCGTTGGTGGTCAGGTACTGGACGTGGGTCTGGCGCTCGGCGCTGTAGAAGTTGGTCGCGGCGAACGGGATCAGCATGTCGTCGACGAAGACCGCGAGGCCGGTGGGCCGGTTGCGCTTGCGGTCCCAACCCATCTTCAGGTACTGGCCGCCGCCCAGCGGCACCTGCGTCAGCATCTGCTCAAGCTCGGCGCGGAACTCCTTGGCCTGCTTAGTCAGCTGCCAGTTCATCAGCTTGGCCTTGCGGTCGGCGCGCTCGACCTTCTGGGCGGTCTCCTCGCCCTCGATGTGCGTCTTGACCGGTCCGTCGGGCGGCCAGATTTCCTTGATGATCCGCGACGAGAAGTCGATACAGGCCTCGACGAGCATCGGGTGCACGACCTTCGACGCCCCTTCGAACCTCGCGCCACCCGGTGCCTCGTCGCCGAGCCCCGTGCGCTTGATGCCCTCGGCGTAGAGTTCATCACGCTTGCTGCGCGCGCTCTTGTCGCGGTCGATGCTCTCGATCAGATCGGTGGCGATCTTCTTGAGTTCCCACGTCGGCATGCCCTCGGCGAGGTTGGCGTAGAAGTCGCTCTCGCCCGGTAGCTCGTCGTCGCCCAGCTTGACGATGGCTCCGCCGTCCTCGGTGTCCTCGACGTCGGGCTCGACGTCCTCGTAGTCGACAAGCTCGCTTTCGTCGGGAGTGGTGTCGGGCACGGTCACCTCTCAGGCTGCGTAGGGGTTCGTCATCACCTAGTCCACAGTTCAGGGGGGTCGAGATAAATGCGCCGATGATCGAACATCACGTAGAACCGGCGGGGTTCGCGCATGGTGGCGTGAACGGGCGTGCCGACCGGGATCGGGTCACCCGTCTTCCAGTCCTCGGGCAAGCGGCGTGAACGCCCTGCCTCGTCCGCCTCGGCGCAGCCGAGGCACCAGTCGAACATGGGGTCGTTTCGGTTAGGCAGCATAGGGGTTCACCACCTTCTGGCGCGGCAGCGGCTCCTCGTCCTCGGGCTTGGGCTTGCGAGGCTTTACCACCGAGACGAAACCCTTGTCGAGCAGCACGCGCAGGCACTGCGTCGTGCTGTCGACGTAGTCGTCGTGCTTGAGGCTGCCCTCGCCCGCATAGGACGTCAGCTGCTGGATCAGCGGCTCGGCCCACGACTTCGGCTTGCCCGGCAGCTTCTCGCTCTCGGGTATCCAGATCGCGCGGCGCGCGAACATCGGGCTGACGAGGTGCAGGCGCGACAGCTTGTCCATGCGCCCCGGGTTGTAGGCGTGCGCCTCGATCTTGTGCCGCACGAGGCTCTGCCGCAGGCTGATGCCGCTGCCCTTGTCCTCGATGATCAGCAGATCGGGCTTGCGCCCGCTGGTGATCGGCTTGGCGCTGCCGACGATGGGCCGGATGATCGCCGTGTCCTCGTCCTCGCCGTAGCGCGTGTTCATCTCGCGCTTGACGCGCAGGATCAGGTCCGGGAGCCCGAGGCGCTCCTCCCAGCAGTCGAGCAGCAGCAGGTGATGCTCGACCTCGTCCTTGTCGGCCATGCGCCGGATCGCCTTGAACGAGGCCCAGACCGTGCAGGCCGTGTAGTCGGGGTCGTGGGTCTTGCTGTCCATCGTCGCCTCGGTGAAGGCCGTGTCGAGGCTCATGATGATCATGTCGAACTGGGGCAGCCGCTTGGCGGCGGGCCACAGCCTGATCCAGCTGCGGCGGATGACGCCCTGCTCCTCGGGATCGATCAGTTCGCCGAGCAGTTCCTGCCGCCCGATGGTCGTGCCCTCGTACTGGACGACCTTGTCGTAGAAGGTCTTCGAGAGGTTGGCGCGATTGTCATAGGTTGTGCCCTTGACGATCAGGCGACCGGGCTCCGGTGTGGTCAGCCGCCGGATGATGTCGCGCGGCTTGGGCGTCGTCGTCCACAGCACCTGCGTCATGGTGCCGAGGCGCAGGCCCATCTGCATCATGTCCCATGCTTCCTCGGCGTACTGCCATGCGGCAAGCTCGTCGCCCCAGCAGCGCGTGCACTCGGGGCCGCGCAGGCGCTCGGGCTGGTCGGCGCTGAAGCCCCGGATCAGCGTGCTGCCCCCGGCGATGTTGCGCATTGTTATAGTGTGGTCGGTGGTGTTGGTGTCGAGGATCAGGTCGGGCGGGATGACGCTCAGGAGCCCGCTGCGGCCCCGGAAGCAGGTGAACTTGATGTCGTTGAGGGTCGGCGCGATGACGTGCGCCGCGAGCCCCGACGGGTCTTCAAAGGTCGCCCGGCCCAGCCACTCGGCCCCGGTGCGCGTCTTGCCGAAGCCGCGCCCGGCCATGACCCCGCACTCGCTCCAGTCGTCCTCGGGCGGTATCTGCGCGGGCCGCGCCGTGTTGATCCAGCGTTCCTGCCAGTTGACGTAGGCCTGCAGCTGCGGCGTCAGGCGCGCCACGGTCGCCGCGAAGTCCATCAGACGAGGTCGCTGCCGTCTGGCTCCTGCGCTTCGAGCAGGATCGGCTCCTCGCCTCTGCCCTTGGCCCGCAGCGCGATGGCCAGCCGCACAGCCAGATCGGCGGTGCCTTCGATCTCCAGCGGCTGGCCCGGAATGCCGCCGACTTCGAGCTTGGGATTGAACCTCGGATTGTAGAACGGGGCGTAGCGCATGCGCATCTCGGCGCGGCTCTTGGCCCATGCCACCGAGGCCATGTCATACTTGCTGCCGGGCACCGTGTAGTTGCCCTCGCTGTCCCTCACGAGCACGCGCTTGGGCTCGGCGTCAACGATGTCGACGGCCTGCTGCACGATCACCTCCGAAGCGATGAACTGCGCTTGAATGTACGCGGCGTCCATTGCTTTGTCGGCCCTCCGCCACTGCCCGAAGACCTCGGGCGACGGCATCCGCTCGGGCTCCGCGTGCCACATCTGCAGGATCAGTTCGCCGTTGGCGACCCGCTCAAGGATTTCCTCGATGATCTCGGGGCTGCGCTTGGTCATCGCCGCATCGATCTACCATCGACCGGACGCTGCGACAAGCACCGGGCCGTTTGGATGGCCCGGTGCTCTCGCGCGCGGCCCGTGTGCGGGGGGGTGGGGGCAACGGAGG